CCACTGACAGTCGCCGATCCCTGCGCCAAGGCGCCATTCGTATGGATGAGAGATGTCTGATCTTTCATCCAAATGAAGCCGAGGGCATCATACATGCGCCCGGTTACGTACTGCTCGCCAATCGTCGACTGCGGATTCAACAGTCCCGAGAGCGTCGCGACGACGCGGGCTTCCGTCCTCGGCGAGTTCACAATCTTCCGATTCGCAATGGGGGCCGAGTTCAGATCCAGGGTCGCCCCGGCATTCAGATAGGTCGAGGCAATCGGGCTCAGGATATTATTTCCTGCGTCCTGATTCGCCGTGAAATTACAAATGCCGCCCTCGGAGCCGGACATAATATCGACAGCGACAGCCCCCGCAAGGTTATTCACCATTGGTGCGAGCACGCGCCGCGAGTAGTCATCGAGGCTGAGGGTCCGATCCGCTGTTGAGAAGCTTACATCGATGTGCTTCTGCGTCGCCAGAACCAGCGTAGTTGACTGCTCTGCTGTGTCCTGAACGCTGAGGGCTGGTCCCGTCGTCACGACAAAGTCATTCGGCAGCCTAATCCGCAGTGAGGCACCAATCTTTGCCCCAGTCACTGCGAAGCTCTCATCATACTGCATGTCGACATTCTGAATGAACGCGTTGGAGTTCTTCCAGAGTCTGACAGCCTCCCGCGTAATCATATTAATCGTCAGAAGCGTATTTGCCATCAATCAGTTCCCACTTGCAGCAGCAGCCGCCAATGATGGCGTAACCTGCTGCTCTTGCGGGCCGGAGCCAGCCCTCTAATGCTCCAACCACCGTTCCACGGGAACGGGAACCGACCGAGACGTTTAAGGCACGCCAGGGAGCCTGACATCAGTCACTAGCAGTGGACTGAGACACTTAGCGCAATCCGCGCTCCTTTACTTGCTGTGCCCGTCGGGCCATCCAGGTTGATAGGTCAAGTCCATCGGCCCGATCTGGATCATCCGGCGAGATTCGCTCATGCGAGACGCCACGATTTCCTACAGTCGTCCGCAGCGGCGCCGGCGCATTAGAGATAGCACCATCACTATTTGCTGCGGCCGTCTCGAGCTTCTGACTCATCTTCGTCAATTCAACAGCCATCCGTACCGGCGGCAGTCCTAGTAGTCGCATCGCCTCGTTCAAATTCCCCGACAGCTCGTGGATGACTTTCGGCCCGACACCAGTCGCAATTGCCGCATCAACGAGCTGATTATACGCAAAGACCTCGGATTGATTACTCGTGTCAATCAGTCCATGCAGCGACCGCACCTTGGTGTCCCAATCGGGAAATGCCTGACGGCCCTCAACATCAGTCGAAGCCACACGCTCCTGAAAGGCATTCTGCTGAGCAATCTGCTGCGCACGCGCATCGACATCAGCCGCAGGCACCATATCAGATGCAGCAGCAGGTATTGGCGATGGCGCTGGCGACGCTGGCGACGACGCATTCTTCTCACGTTCCGCCTTCAGTTGCGCAGTCAACTGTGCAATGCGCCTCGTCTGCCAATCTTGCGGAGGCGCAGGAGCCGGTGCCGGCGTCGCTTCCGCAGGCGCAGGAGCCGGCTCAGGTGCAGGAGCCGGTTCAGGCTGTGGCGTCAGCTCTGTATCAAGCTCTGGGGCTGGTTGTGGATCGTCAGGCATCATTCATCCTTTGCGCTTCGCGGCAACCACAGTCAACCTTGGCGCCGCCGCCAATGCCGGCGATGGCGGCAGCTCTATGGCTGTCAGTGCAACACATCTTTGCGAATACCGTTCATCAACATCGCAGAGGCCTCTTGTGAATTAAATCTTCCCACTGGCAGCGTTGCATCCAATTGAAGGGCCTCATAGATCAGTTCCTTCGCTGCTGGATCGACATCCGGCCGTCCCAGCATATGCGCCATCGTCGCCCGTGCAAAGTCGATACACTTCGACCAATATTTGTCGATGAATCTTCGCTCGAGCACTCGGTCAGAGACTCCAGGGTTCTGCCGTTTCCATTCCTTGCGGACATTATTCGAGCCCATTATGCACTCGTAGAGCTCACCTGCTGCGCCACGAGCAACGGACTCAACGGCCTTATGACAAGTTCGCATAGTCAGTCCATCCAATACTGCTTTCCGCCGAAGCGACTCTCAAATGGCAAGGTCGGCAGGCCGCTGGCGGTCTGTGGGATGCCTTCGGGCACCCGAGTCTGCGGCATGACCTTGAAGGGATCGTAAGCGACCGGCTGAAAGCTATGCGTCCCCGCATTCATTAGCTGTTGCATCATTGAAATCTGCATCAATTTTGACCAGCCGTCCGCCGGAGGCGCAGCCGGCGTCGGGGTGCCACCACCAGCCTCCTGCTGCGTTACTGTCGCCATAAGTGGTGAAGCCCCGAACGACAGCGGCAGTCCAGGTGAGGGCAGCGCCTGCGGTGCATTGCCCCCAATAGATAGAAGTCCCTGCTTAGTCAGATCATCCCGCAAGGTCGTATTAAAATTCGCCCAGGGCGCATAGCCCCTAGCAGCCCGAATGCGCTGCATCACACGCAGTTGATCCGCAGTATTAGAAAATGATTCTCCCGGATGGGCGAATTCTCTCCATGTCGCCGGCTCGATTTGCCCGAGCCCTGCAGCATGCGTTCGGCCGGCAGGTCCCATTACGCCAGACCAGATGGGAAACCCGTACTTATCCAATGGTGCATTGGAGAGATCCGCTCCACCGTATCCAACGAAGGGTCGTCCAGCAGACTCATCCTTAATGACCAGCGCAAGTCCCGGATCTGTCGTTGGATCAGGCAGTGAAAGATCATCCGGCACTTTCTGCGTCCCTCCTTACTACCGATTGCCGACTACGCCACTGGCCTTATGCTGCTGTGCCAGGGGGACGACCTTCAAGTAGCGCCCCCGGCGGGTCGGATCAGCCAAGTACCATTCCCCATCAGAGGCCTGCGAAGCGCCAAGAGCCGGAGGCAAAGAGGGCGTCGTTCCTTCATCCTTACTCTCTGCTGGCTCTCCCATCATCGCCGCTGCGGCCTGCTCAGCCATCGGTAGCAGATGAGTCGACAGGGCGTCCTGAACTAGCTGTTCGATCATTTGCTGTAAGCCTGCGGCGTCCTCGGGTAGCATTTGCGCGAGGGCCTGCATCCGACGCGTCTCGGCATCATAGGTCTCAATCGCCTCTTTGCCCTCCTTACCAGCGAGCTTAACGCGATCCATACCCGCACGCTGGAGTGATTTACTTAGAGCTTCATGTAATGCAGCAATCTGCTCTTGCATCTGCTGCTCTTGCTGCGTCGGCCCCAGACCCAAAGCCTGCGGTGGCACCAAGCGGCGCAACCGCCGAGCAGCCTCTTGCATGTCATCCCCGCCCGCATCAATATTCTTCAGTAAGATGTCCCCGATGACGCCGGTCAGCCCAGGATTCTGCGTCAATATGAGCGTGAAGGCATCGACAATCTCTTTTCGTCTCGAGCTCGTCGACGGCCCCACATCAGCCGCGACATCGTATTTCCCGACGGCTGGATTAAATACCCGCTTAATGACATCATTCTGATGGTTTAGTTCCTGAAAGTAGGGCTGCCTCAGCGACGGATCAATCACCAGATCGAATTCGACACCATCGTCCTGCAAGATGCGCTTGACCCGGCGCGTATCGTAGATATGCGGAACCAGATCAATGAATTGCTTGGCCGTATAGCGAAGGCCCCCGGCGAAATTATCCGAAAAATGAAATGTCGCCGTGTCGCCCTGTTCGAGTCGTCCTTGAATGGCCTCGCCGGTGCGTTCGTTGCCTTGAATGCCCATTTGGTTTTGCCATTGCCCGCTCGTCATCATCATCTGATTGAACGCGGTCTCCATCCCCTGCTGGTATGCCGGCGATGCCTGCGGCGGATCAGGCCGCAATGGCGGAGGGATCGGCTTCTCAGGAAAGGCCTCATTCATCGACTTGTACGGTAAGACAGAATGATTTATCTGATTAGCCGTATCCCAGAACGTCCTGAAGTCTTCAATGGCCTCAATAGGAGCTATCCAAGGAACTTTCGTCTGCAATGCACCAAATTCGACTTGCGCGCTCGCATTATAGTTGAACATTCTTTGGGCGTCTTTCATCGCCCTGGTGTGGCCTTTGCAGTCCCAAATCCCCTCAACGAGGGTCTCTTCCCCGACAATCATCACAATCGGAATGTACTTGCCCGGCCACAGCGTCGAGTCAATAACACGATCCCCAGCAATCAGATACCATTCGATTTTCTCGACATTAATATCCCGCATCTTGGTCAGCGGATCAGCAGCAAGCCCCTCATAGATCTCTGAGGGCATTTCACTTCTGCGCAGCGTGTGTCTCTGGCCCTCATGAACGAACGAAAGCAGCTCATCGGACTCGACAACCCGGCGGAAGTATTCCGCGAGCATGATATGATCCCGCGGAATCCAATCGCCGCCGGTCGAGGCCGTCCCCAAAGGCTGGTCCCCGACGAGATCCTTAAGTTCTGGATACGCATCGCGAAATTCGCTCCGCGGCACGGTATCAAACAGTATAGCCCATTGCGCATCGCTGCGATCGGTCTGACGGCAGTCCGGATCAATGAAGACACTCAGCGGATCGACAATCGGCCGTAAGAAGATTTCCTTGTCGAATGTATCCGGTCCGGCATATTCCGTCGTCAGTCTCCAATAGCCCCGACCGCCGTCGACCTGGAACCTCATGGCCATCGTATAGATGTCTTGTGCGTTCGACTGATATTCGCAATGTTTGAGCAGCCAGCGAAAGGCCTGCGCACTTTCCGCCGAGGCGCCGCCACCGGTTGCAATGACTCTGGCCTCGGCCCGGGCCTTTCGCATTGCATTGACGATCATCAGATTATGCTGTCGCGTAATGTTCATCGTCAGACAGGGTCGCATATCTACATCACGCGAATGGCGAATGTTATTCGGCCACTGATAGCCATTATCCGAGTCCGCATAGGCAAATTTAACGTCTTCGAGGAATTTCCTATTGGCCTCGCTGTA